TCTAAGAATTACAACGCCCGAGCCACCTGTAGATCCAGCTGGTTGATTTGGACCATGACATCCTCCTCCTCCACCGCCAGTGTTTGCAGTGCCATTTCCCAATGAAGTTCCACCTCCGCCTCCTGGACCTCCGCTTCCGCCAGGACCGTAAGGAGCAAAAGCAAAACTTCCGCCTCCTCCGCCGCCACCTCGCGTGACTGGAGAGCCTGTTATTGAACTCGCTAATCCATCTCCACCATTTCCTCCGGTGTTTGGACCTGTATTACCACCAGCATTACCTGCTCCGCCGCCACCGCCGGACATGTAAAATGGAAAAGTGTTGTTTGCATAACCTCCAGGGTTTCCTTCTGGTGGACTAAAACCACCTTCGTTTCCGTTAGTAACTGGGCTTGTACCTTTAGATCCACAACCAGAACCTCCGTTAGGTGCACCTCCTAAATCTCCACCGATAGCTCCACCACCTGTAGAAGTGATAGTTGAAAATGAGGATGGACTTCCTTTACCAGCTGGGGGACTACCATAAGTATTAAAGTCTCCTGGACCTCCTCCACCGACTGTTACGGCAACTGGTTCACCCACTATGACATCAAGTTGACTAGAGGCATCTAAAGGGCTATCGTAAGAAATTCTAAAACCCCCAGCTCCACCGCCACCAAATTGGTTTGGGTTTTGAGCACCGCCAGATCCCCCGCCAGCTATAACTAAATATGATACACCAAATTTTTTCTTTCCACCACCACGGCCGAATCCTCTTGCGGATGCTGCCCCGGTTGTTGTTAATAATGGCATAATCTTTCTCCTCCTATTTTATTACGCAAACTGTGTTTGAGCTGCTAATGCTGTAAATGTGGCATCTCCAGTTTTAATTATTGTATAAGTATACACATCAATTGAGTTAGCGTTTCCAGCACTTGGGGCTGAACCACCCTGCCACTCTGGAGTTATAGAAGATCCATCAATTGTTACAGCGTTATTATAATAAGGTGTCCCTGTATTAGTTACTAGGAAAGCAGTTGTAAGAGACTCTCCAGTGTCCATGATAGAATTTAAAGTGTTTGATCCATCTCCTCTAAAGTTAACCGTAAAGTTACCTGAGGCTGCGGATGTAAAATATAAAACTGCTTGTGTGATAACATCATAGTTAATTGTACCTGTAGCTGCTGTTGCTGATACTGTAATTTTTTCAGTTAGTTGTTGAATTGCACCGGCACCTAAAGAAACTCTTCCAATTCCATTTGGTGTTACTGAAATATCACCGTTAGCACCATCAGTAATTGTAATTGATCCTGAGTTACTTCCTGAGTTTGTATCTAATACAAGATCATGTGCACCACTCGTTGTAAGTGTTGCAGCTGCTGCACCTGTTCCAATTCTAGTTTCTCCAGAACCTTTTGGTTTAATATGTACATCAACGTTAGTTTCTCCACTCGCACCTAAAATTGGTGGATTTCCTGTAGCTGCATTAGTTACCTCTAATTCATTTACTGCTGAAGATGTTGTTTGAAATATAATTTGTTCTGCTCCATTTGCGTCTGCAATGAAACCTCCATCTGCAATCTTTGGAGCTGTTAAAGTTTTGTTTGTTAAAGTTTGTGTTCCTGTTGTTGTAACATCACCATCACCAAAAGCTAAAGTAATAATGTCAGGATTTGTTGAATCGTTTGCTGCTGCAAAAATTAATTGATCACCTTTATCAGTTGACGCAAAAGTAAATGAATCTCCTGATCCAGAAACATATTTAAACTGTACTGTGTATGCACCTGATGTTGAGTTTCTTAAAAAATAAAAAGTTTGAACATCTAGAGGTATTGTTACAATTTGGTTTCCTGTGATTGTGCCTGTAAATTCAATCATTCTGTGAGATAATACAGCTCCAGTTGATCCATCAGACACAGATAAAGTTGTAGTTTGTGCTCCACCAGCTATTGATTGTTGTGTAAATCCACCAGATATTTGTTCTAAAATTTGTAAATTTGTATTAGTTTTTGTCCCCCACGTACCCGCGTTTTCACCAGTTGCTTGAAGTTCAACTCCTAAAGGTGTGTATGTTGATGCCATAATTTTTTATCTCCTATTACGCTGCTTTTCCTGTTACGTCTGTATAACTTGTATTAGAACCAGTGTCAATAGCCTGATATGCTTGGATACCAAAACCTGTAGCAGTTCCAAAACTAGCAACCGAGGCTGTTGCTGATACACCAGTTAATCCCATAACATCTGCAGGAGTTAAAGAACCTACGGCAGATGTAGCTGATACTCCAGTTAATCCCATAACATCCGCAGGAGTTAAAGAACCTACAGAAGATGTAGCTGATACTCCAGTTACATTTACAGTTGGGTTACTATTTATAGAAAGAGTTCCAATTGACGTTGTTGCAGAAACTCCTGTTAGTCCTATTACATCCGCAGGAGTAATTGATCCTACAGAAGATGTAGCTGATACGCCAGTTAATCCCATCACATCTGCAGGACTAATTGATCCTACAGAAGCTGTTGCAGATACACCAGTTAACGTTTGTGTTATATCCCCTATGACTGTTGGTGATCCTACACTTGCTGTTGAAGAAACACCTGTTAATCCCATTACATCTGCAGGAGAAATTGATCCTACACTAGCTGTTGCTTGTTGACCATCTAATAATACATCACCAGCGATGCCCCAAGCATTTTCATTCCATGGTAATCTACCCCAACCAGCATTTATTTCTGTTGATACGGATACAGATCCAATAGATGAACTAGCAGATACTCCCGTAACTGAAACATTAATTGCATCTTGTTGTCCCCAACTATTTTGGTTCCAAGGTAAAACACCCCAAGTGTTTGACGTTGGAGTATTTGCTTGTCCACCCATCCCAGAGTGTTGAGTGCAATAATAATATAAAGTTGGTGCAGATGCTGCAACTGTAATTTGTGTGTAAGCTCCAGAACTTCCTGGTGTTCCATTGGTAGTAACTCCAGTGGTATACTCAGTGCCTCCTGAGTGTGTGCCGTTGCTCGTTGTAGAAAATCTTAATGGGTGTCCAGAGTTAGAACTATCAGATTGATCAAATCTATAAGTAAAACCTTCAGCTATATTTACTGTAGCTTGCTGTACACCATCAATGAAATATTTATTTCCTGAATCGGTACTAACTACCGTTACCGTAAAAGTTCTAGTAACGGACATACCGCGTTACTCCTTTAGGCTATTCTAATTATAGCGTTGGATGCGTCTGCTGTTGGGAATTGAATTGTAAAAGTTCCACTAGTTACAGTTTTATCACCACCAAAAGCGATAACTGCTACAGCTTTATCTGATTGCGTATCATTATATATCAAAGCACCGTTTGCTGTAAATGTTGCGCTGGTAAAACTTACATCTGCAAAATCACAAACTGCAGTTGATGAGTCTAAAGTTGGAGTCACACTTGTTAAAGTAGCTCCTCCTGCACTGTATGCAGATCCAGATGTATTTGAAATTTCATTTGTTGTTGAATAAGCAGTTGTACTTGCTCCTAGTGTAGCAGAACTTGTGTACAAAGCTATTTTAAAAGTATTACCACTTGATGCAGTAAGGTTATGTGTACCAACTAAAATCTCTTGTTTAAAGCTGTTACAAATTGCCGATGTTATTGCCATAATTAATCTCCTACGGGTTTGCCGAGTTAATTGGTATTCTAACTGCTCCGTCTGTGTAGTCGTCTCTTCGTCTCCTACCAACTTGCTCGTTAGCAAACTTTTGTACTTCCTGTTTATACTTATTTTCATATAGTGTCAACATATCTATTGGACCTTTTAAAAATGAATATGCCTCTGATAAACAGCAATATAATAGCCCATTTGGAAAGTTAAGACTAATGTAATTAGTATCATCATTTTCTAATAATGCTGGCATTGCATTGTAATGAACTCTAAATTTGTATGTTGTGTCAGGAACTGGAGCAAACATCATTCTTCCAGAAGTAGTATCTGACTCTCCTGTAGCACCACCAAACATTGCATAATACTTAGGTTGACCTCTTTTAGCTGATGCAGTTGAAGATACGTATTCTTGTAAATAAGTTATATCTTTTTTTTCTAACCATACGTTAGGCCCTGTAATTTCTGAAGTAGAATCGTAAACTTGTATCCCTCTAATAAACACGGCTCCTGCTGGAGCGTTAATTGTTTCTTGACCAGTAACTAAATTACCTGATTGTTGTTTTCTATCTGCATCAATAGGTACATCTCTAAAAATTCTATATTGTGCATTTAAAATAATATTTTCTAAAA